TAGCAGAACCAGCACCGTTAATAACAGCTGCGTCACCAGTTCCAGCTTCAGCAAATGGGTTTGCTTGTAAGCCGTATCTAGTTTTGAAGCCAATTTTCGGTTGGAAAGTGTCTTGACCAACTGCTCTTACCATTTGTAGTGGTACATATGGACAATAGAACATACCAGCGTCATAAGGTGAAGTACCTTTGTAACCTACAACATAGTAGTGAGCACTTGCACTATTAGCTGAGTATGGGTCAATGTACACTTTAAATCTACCGTTTAATACACCAGCAAAAGTGTTGCCTGTGTCGTCAACATTTAGATTGTTGTTAAGAGCTGGAGTATAGTCTAATACACCTGCCATTTGTAAAGCACTAGCAACATCAGCAGAAGTAATGATAATGTTACCTTTACCTCTTCTTGTTCTTTGTGCGATTCTGTTAGCATCTCTCTCAAGGTTAAACATTAAACCTTTGAATCTTTCAACAGACCATCTACCGTTTGAGTCTGTATCTAAATCAAAGATACCTGCTGTAGTCACATGACCAGCTGGCGAACCTTTTTCTGCGTTGATGTAGATTGTTCTAACAACTTCTCTGTTAATTTCAGCAAGAATTTCAGCAGATAGAATGTTTGCTAATTCTGTTTCTGCGTCTAAACCATGGATTGCTTTAAGGTCTTGAGCAAGTTCCATTGTGTATTCTGCTTTAAGAGCTCTTGATTTAGCAGTCACAGTTGATTTCTCAATTGAGAATGCCATTTCAGCAAATGAATTACCACTTGCGTCACCTAATGCTTCAGCAGCTGCTGTAGTCATTGCTGTACCAGTTGTGTATGTTCCAGCAGGTGAGTCGTTAAGAACTTCTGGATTTGTACCAGAGTGAGCAGTTGATGAGAAACCATCTACTGATGAACCAGCTTTGTTTCTACCAGAGAAATCTGTGTCTGCTTCATCAAATAACGCTTCAGTACCTGACTGAGAGTCGTATCTGCTTCTCATTGCAAAGATAAGGCCAGTTGGACCAGTCATTGGTTGTACACCAGCAATATCGTATGCGATTAAGTTCGGCATAGCTCTTCTTACTAACGAAATTAGGATTGGATCCCAATTTGAAATAGAAGCGCCAGTCGAGTTAGTTGGAGCAGCTTCTGATAAGAAAGCAGCGTCCTCTTTCATTGCACGCTCTTGGTTTTCCAAGATTGTAGCAGTAACAGCTCGTCTGTAAGAGTCGTTGATTTTTGGTAAATCAGCGTGCTCTAGGACTGGCTGCCATTTTTTTTCGTGGGTTTCAGATAAGTACATATCTTTATCTCTCCTCTATTAGATTTATTTTGACAACTTAATGTCTTTTGTTTTTGTAATAGCGGCGGTATAAGCAGCCATGCTTTTTGATAAATCTACATTTTCAGTTGATTCACCAACCGCTACATCATCAATGTCAGATGAAGCTTCTTTCTTAGCGCCAAAATAAGACTCTTTAATTGTCTTAACCTTTGCTTTAAAATCTTCTTCATTTGTATAGTCAACCTCTTCGGCAAGTTTGTTGAATTTCTCCTTAGAAGTTTCTGCTAAGTCTTCGCCCATTTCTGCAACGATTTGGACTTTTGTCTTTTCAGAATTTTCTTTGTTTAGTTCAACATTCTTTTCGATTTGTTCGTTAAGTTTTTTCTCTAACGATTCAATCTTAGAAGCTTGGTCTTCTAGGACATCATATTTTTCGTCTGGAACTGAAATATAATGTTCTTCAAATAGTTTTTTCAAACCAGAAATAAAATCTTCAGCGATTTCGCCTTTGATTCCTCTTTCTAAAGCCAGTTCGTTTTCTTTCATCCACTCTTCCACAACATATGCTAGGTAAGAGTCAACTTTTTCTACGAATTCGCCTTTAGCTTTTTCTGATTCTTCTTTTAATTTTTCTTCGTATCCAGCGTGCATTTTCTTTTTAGCTTCTTTAACTTTTGAGTTAACAGCAGCTTCAAAAATAGTTGCAGCCTTCGACTTAAATTCTTCGGACAAATCTTCGTCTTTGACTAAAGCGTCAACATCAGCTGAAACATCAATAGTTTCATCTTCAGTTTCTTCTTTTTTGTAAGAAGCTTTCATTGGCTCTTTCATATCTTTTTTCTTGTCCATGTCAGTTGCCAT